TGTTCGTAAAGTTTGTACTCTTTCCCAAGCTCCGTATTGACGAAGTATTTTTTTAGAGTTTTAGTTGCAGGTGAATTTGTATCGTTCATCGTATCTGCAGTGATCTGCCTTACTAACAGTTCAAATAGTAACCCTGTATTTTTATACTTTGAATGTTTAGGTATTGCCATTTTTTAGCTTGTGCTTTGTAATAAATAGTATATTATATCTCTTCTCGTATTTGAGACTCATCTAATAAGCCTCCTTTTATCTGCTCTTGTTCGAAAAGCTTAATCTTTTTTTTATCTAAACCCCCTATAATCCTAGAGTGCTTTGCAAGTTCTCTTCCTGCTCCTTCAAAAGCAGATGTTCTCCTTGTAGTAGGTTGGTCGTCGTTCTTCATAACGTCTTTTCCTAGTCTATCTTTTCCTAACGGGTCATTTTGAGTACCTAAAAAGCTTGCTCTCTCTTGAGGTCTTCCCATTACTGGTTCATCTTCGTTGTACCCTGTTGGGACATCTCCAGGTCTATCATAGACTCTGCCTTTTCCGTATGCTGTTGCAATATCATGAGGTGTTCCGAAAGACTGTCCTGTTTGCTGAGGATCATTCCCTTCAGTTTCTATCTGGGTTAGTCTAAATTCTCTCTTAGCGTCTTCAGCTGCTAAGTTTCTCATTTCTTCGTACTCCTCTACAGATAGATGGAATATATTTTCGTAGATCCAGTCAGAGGAGAACATCTTAGTTTCTTTCATAGCGGTTACAAGAGCTACTTTCTCTGTCAATAGTGCTACTTTCTCTTGATCGTAAATTATAGAAGGGGTGGTGAGGGATAGTTCGAAGTTAGTTAGCTCATCCTGTGTATACCCTTGTGAGTAGAGGTGTACAAAAGCTATCTTATACAGTTCGGAAGTCATTATCCTTTGTATCTTCTCAACTGTTCTAGCAAATCTAATGTCTTCTGCTGCTAAGGTTGCTTTTCCTGATAGATTTTCATCGTATCCTAGAAATGCTTTAGGTATCTTAAGAGCTGCGAATAGTTTATTACGTAAGTACTCTACATCCTGTATTCCATCATATGTTAATCCGCCTAAAGTATCTATCTTAGTAGTAGTATCTCCGTTTCTCATGGGAATGTAGAAATCTTCCATAAGATTCTGCATATTATACTTTAAATTATATTGTCCGGTCTCAGGATCAATATAAGGTGTCTTTTTAATCTTTGTAATAGCTTTCTGTATAAATCCTTCTACCTCAGCTGGTGCTATTCCTCCAACATTCATGTAGAATATCCTTTTCTCAGGAGCTCTTACGATTCTATGTATCAACATCGCATCCTCCATCATAGTATACTGTTTGAATAGCTTTCGAGCCGGTTCTAAGTATGATCTACCGTAAGGGATAAAGTTAATATCTGTTAAGAGTCTAAAATGAGCCATTTCATAGTTATCAAAATAGATAGCTTGCTGGTCTGTCATTCCTGGTACGCTGTAGTACCCGGAAGATTGGCCAGTTAGTCCGTTCTCATGATATTGAAATCTAGTAGACATTGGATGTTCTAAGTCAAATCCTTCCTGTCTTTCGATATGGTAGGCTGTGAAAGGTATTGCGTTGTATACTCCGTATTTTTCAGAGATCTCTAACTTCAAAAAGAAGTCTCCATACTTACATGCATTTCTAATCCACCAAGAGAGGTTAAACTCTACGTTTAGTACATCATAAAATAGGTTATATAGTATTTTTTGAATGTTCTCATCGGGGGATTTGATGTGTAGAACTTCCCCCATGTCGTTCTTTAAGGTAGACTCTTCAGAAAGTATATCTAAAGTAGAAGCTATAATAGCATCTGTATCCATTGCATCATACTCTGAGTAGAGTTGAGTTCGTTTAAATTGGTAGTTCTGAGCAGTCTGACCGCCGTATAGAGAGGTATAGCCTGATGAGTGTATACTATTGTACTTGTTGTGGAATGAGTTGTTCTCTAGTTTACCAGACATCTGTATTTGATTTACGTCTGCTACTTTGAGTTGAGTTCCTCCGACATTCCTAATTATAACATCTGTGGAGAATAATCGTTGGAGTCTACTTAATATGCTTGTATCTGCCATTGTGTATAGTCATAGTATAAGTATAAATATCGAAGAAAGCTACTTATTTCTATTTATAAATCCAAGAGATGTCTTCTGTTCCACCTTTACCGTTGTCTATTTGGTTAGGATTACTGTAGGAGTTCGGGGTATAGAACATATCTGTACTGGTGTTAGTTGCAGTTACGTTCTCCCAAACACTTCTAACTATGTCTGCGTTTCCTTTTTGCATTCTAAATGCTGTTTCTCTGACGTACATAGCAATTGCCCAGGACATTACAAGGTCGTCGTTGTAGCCGCTCTGTGCCTCTGCTCTATTATTCCTCCATATGAAGACTTTTAACTCTTCTAGCATCCTTTTTGAGTGTATAATTGCAGATTTATCGTTAATAGACTCTTGCATCTTCGCTATTATAAGAGGTCTTGTTTTGGTATTAGTTGAAAACCCGGGAGTCATGTTAGAGTTTATGCCGTATGGGTCAAAATAACTCTCTGCAGTAACGTTTCCTGATCTAGGTGAGTGGTACAGGTTTGTATACCCTCTTTCCATAATGGTTTCAATTGTAGACCATCCTATATTAGCATTCTCTACTACTAAAAGTGCGTTGTTGTACTCTGTTGCTATACCTACCAGTAGATGTGCGAACTCTTTTGGGGGCAGTTGTCCTTTGTACTCCCCTACTTGACTGCAATTTTCAATATCTACAATATGGAAAGCAGAGAAATCCTTACCGTCTCCTCTTGCAACATCTGCTACTACTATGTAATTTCTAGAGTAGTCTACCGGTTCCCATATCCACAAGTTTCTATCTACTCCTCTCCTTTCCTCTGGATCTTTTTTATAAGTAGTTTCGTAGAACTCTATTAACTCTCCGTAGATTACGGTGGCTCCGGATGTAGAAAATTCACAGTCACACTCCTGCGCGGCTAATCTAGGGTCTCCTAACTGTGCATCTTGTGCACCTCTCCAGGCTTGGTCTCTCTCGGGGTGTACATACCAGGGTAGTTTAATAGGTAGGAAGTCGTTATCTCCGTTCTCCGAAGCTATCCATGTTTTATGGAACCAGTTTCCTGTTCCGTAAGGAGTAGAGAGTACTATCGCTCCCCCCCCTGTTGCTAGTGTTTGTTGAGCAGATGCCCATGTCTCTCCAATGTTATCAATAAAGGCAGCCTCATCTATTAGAAGTAAAGATACTGCCTCAGATCTAGCAGCATCAGCGTTAGATGATTTGGCTGTTATCTTTGATCCATTAGTTAATCGTAAGCTTAGTTTATTCTTCTCTAAAGATCCTACTTTTAACCAGGAAGGTAAGTTTTCATACATAAACTGTACTTTCGATACAAGGTTTCTAGCTGTTGCTTGTGTAGTTGCAAGAGTAAGAACGTTCTTATCTTTATGAAAAGTCATCAGCCAGAGAGAATATCCAGCAGCGAGTGTTGAAATACCTAACTGTCTTGATTTTAAGATTATAGAGTAATCATTCTCTTGAAAGTGTTTAAGTGTTGTTTCCTGAAAAGGGTATAGGTGAAATAGAATTCTACCTCTTTGCGGGTGCTGTATGTAGCAGTATTTCCGCATGAAGTGGGTAGGGTCTGAAGCGCATTTTACGTACTCCTGCCGTATTATCTGTTTTAAGTCTTGACTCATTATAATAACTTTGATTTTAGGTTTGGCTTTTTAACTTTCAACTCCCAGTACATGCTAGCGGAAAGTATAGGCTGCCATAGTGAATTAACTCCTAGCCCTATTCCGTATACGTTCCCTAATTTAGTCTTTAGTAGGAGTTCTCCGTTTATTTGATTTATTGTTTGTGCATTCCCTGATAAGGAAATCCCGGTATAGAACCTTGTCTTGTTTACTGCTAAGGTTTTGGTGATGGTAGTGATAGGTACTTTAATAGTAGGTACTACTTTTCTACTTATTATTTTATTTCTTGAGATTGTATCTCTAATAGCAAGGTATCCAAAGCTATCTAGGCGTACTGTATCTTCGTATATGTAAGAGGCGAAGTAATCTTCTAAGATAGCTGCGGTGTCTGCAGGGGTTCTTATAAGT